CAGTAGCGCTCTCAACACCTACTTCAGTTACCATTACTCTTAATGAGTACGGTAATGCTGTTCTTGTAACCCGCGCTCTTGAGTTGTTCTCACTCGCAGACGTAGACCCAGCAATTGCAAATATCATTGCATACAACCTTGCTGATTCTATTGACGCAGTAGTTTCAACAACTCTTATTGGCGGAACAAACGTACTTTATGGTGGTGCTCGTACTTCTACAGCAACCATCACTGCAACTGACACCATTGACTCAGCAGACATCCGTAAGGCTGTTGCTAAGTTGCGTGCTAATAAGGCTAAGGCTCGCCGTGGTTCTTATTACTGGTGCGGTATCCACCCAGAAGTTTCACACGACCTCCGTGCGGAGTCAGGAAACCTTGGCTGGAACTTCGTTCACGCACAAACTCCTGGCAATGTTGACAAGATTTGGGCAGGCGAAATTGGAGATTACGAAGGCGCGTTCTTCGTAGAGTCTTCACGTCTACCAAATGCCAAGGATGGCGCTGACCAGTCTGCACTTGCTACAACCGCTGCAACCGTTGCTGGTACTTCTGCTGGCTTTACCGTTGGTGTTGCTTCGTCTTCAGTAATTGCTTCTCGTGCAGAGGTTGGCGATAAAATCTCTGGAACAGGTATTGCTTCAACTGCAAAGATTGCTTCTATCTCTACAACTGGAGATACAACAACAATCACTGTAACTGTTGCTAATACTGGTGCAGTTACTGCTACAACAACCATCACAGTAACTCCAGTTACCCGTGTATTTGATACTCTCCTCTGCGGACAGCAAGCACTTGCTGAGGCTGTTGCAGAAGAGCCACACATCGTTATTGGTAACGTAACCGACAAGTTGATGCGCTTCCGCCCAATGGGTTGGTACGGCGTACTCGGCTTTGCTCGCTATCGTGAGGAAGCGTTGTATCGTATTGAAACTGGTTCCTCAATCGCTGCTAAGTAGTTGATTGACTGTTGGGCAGGAGCAATCCTGCCTAATGGTGAGTTCACTAGGAGGACTTATGACTCAATGGTTGTTTAAAACACCGACAGTAGAAGAAGGTCCTGCTGGACAGGCTAGGTTGTTTTACTTCTACAGGATTGACCGTGGCATAACTATTGTTAGAAATGATGATGGTGACTATGCACAGGTTCGTTATCTACAAGATGAGGACTATGTTAACTATCCTGAGATTTACCAGGGTGGTTATAACCACACAGTAGATGATGCTACTAAAGCAAGACTTATTGCTGGCAATGTTGGAGTAACAGAAAGTAATTTTACTGCGCTATGAAACACTGGGAATACCATCCTGAGTATGTAGATGGCTGCTTTGGATGTAAGGGGATGAGCGTTCAGATAAACGCAGGTGACGCAGATAGCCGTAGGGCTATGCCTACTAAAGCGTTTAATGCAGAATTGGATGCCTATAAAGAAGCAAGAGCACAAGGTATCCAGCCAAATGGAACTTCTATGAAGAAGATTCAGGAGGCAGTTAAGGCTAGTGAAGTTATGGGTAAAGCCTATGACGGCAACAAAATGCCACCAGCCAAAACAATCAACAACAAATCAGCAGCAGTACTAAAAGAACTAGGAGTATAGATATGCCAAAAGTAAACGGAAAGTCCTTCCCATACACAGCCAAAGGCAAGAAGATGGCTAAGGCTGAGAAGATGAAGATGATGAAGAAGATGGCTGCTAAGAAAAAGAAGAAGTAATTATGCCAGGAAGAATTAGCCCAGGTATGACTGCATCTGAACGTAAAGCAAAGATTAAAGCAGCAGATGAAAAGAAAATGCAGTTGGCTGAAGATATGTATGAAAAGATGATTCAGCAAGGCAAGGTAACTCCACAGAATATTCAGAAGGTTAAGACCCGTATTGCTAACAAGACTGGTGCTTGGCCCTTGGGAGGAACCAACTAATGAAGGCAAAAAAGGGAATGGGCTTCAAAGCAGCCCAAGCACAAATTGCCAAAAAGCAGGGTATTTCCAAGGAACGTGCAGGAGCAATCCTTGCGGCTGGTGCTCGGAAAGCCTCAGCAGCAGCCAAGAAGAAGAACCCAAACCTAAAGAAGGTTAAAGGTGCTATGAAGAAGGGTAAAAATAATGGCAGGTAGTACACGTATTGGACCACTAGCACGAGTTCGTGCTTACGTTAATAACTCTCAAAAAGAACTTGGGGAATTGCTACAGGCTTCTCAAGATTACAGAAATGTTAAAGGCGATAATAGTGCTGACGAAAAAAGAAAAAAGAAAATATTTCAGCAAGAACGTGGTCAATGGGTTGGAGCATTTTTACAAGGTCGTAGATATGACCAAAGTGGTAGACAAAGATAGTGTCATCAGGCAAATACAAACCGCACCGCGGATTTAATTCTGTTCAGATTAGGAATGGTCTAGTGGTGCGGTTAAACAAAAACGGAACAGTAAGAGCAGTACTAGGAAAGTATGGGGAATATGGCAAACAAAGCGGACCCAAGGCTTAAAAGGGCAGGCGTATCGGGTTTTAATAAACCTAAGCGGACACCAAACCATCCTAAGAAGTCACACATTGTTGTGGCTAAAGAAGGTAGCCAAGTAAAGACAATCCGATTCGGCGAGCAGGGCGCTAAGACTGCAGGCAAACCAAAGGCTGGTGAGGGTGACAGAATGAAAAAGAAACGTGCATCCTTTAAAGCACGTCATAGCAAGAACATTGCCAAAGGGAAGATGTCTGCTGCTTACTGGGCAGATAAGGTGAAATGGTGAAGAAGAAAGGCAAAGCATTTTGGGACAAGAAGAATCCAAAGCGTACATCTACAAAACTGACTTCTGCTCAGAAGGCTGCTGCACGTGCTCGTGCAAAGGCTGCGGGACGGAAGTATCCGAATCTAGTTGACAACGCTGCAGTACTAAGGAAGAAGGGTAAGTAATGGCAACAGGCACAGCAGGTAGTTCATTTGCTAGCGAGTTAAACAGGCTGGCTAATGGTGGGACATATCCAACAATTGCTAACTATAAGGCACCAACTGCTGCTGCTAATGCTTACGCAGAAACTACTGGGTTAGCCTTAATTGCTGCACTAAATAAAAAAGCAGATGCTAACCGCCAGCCTAGCGCTTATAAGGCTATGGGCGGTATCTGCAATGAATTGGCTGGAACTACAGGATTATCCCCAACTGACGCTCTAAGGAGCATAGACCTATGACATATACCCTTGCTCAGATGATGGATGAAGTTCAGATAAACCTATCTGGCTATACCTATCAGCAAGACCGCTCCACTTATTTAACGGCTGCTGTTACTACAACTACTTCTCCTAGTTCATCACCGCTAGTTCTTAGCCTTGCTTCTACTCAAGACTTGGGCAAAGGCATTGTAGAAATTAATGATGAGTTGTTATGGGTAGATAATGTAGACCGTGTATCTAATACCGCGACTGTTTCTCCTTACGGACGGGGTTATCTTGGCACTACGGCTAGCACTCACGCTGTAGATGCCAAGGTAACTGTCAGCCCAATTTTTCCTAAAGAGAGTATTAAGAAGGCTATTAACGATACTATCCACGCAGTTGGTAGTGCAATCTATGCCACTAAACAGACTACTTTTACATATAACGCAGCCATAACAACTTATGAATTCCAAGACCTATACATAGAAAATATTTTGTCAGTATCCTGGCAAGACATTGGTCCTACTAAAGAGTGGATTAGAGTTAAACGTTGGAACTTTGACCCGTTTGCAGATGTAACTACTTGGGGTAGCAATAGCCAGACAATAACTATTGGGGATGTAATTATTGCTGGTAGAACTGTAAAGGTTATGTATGCAACTGCACCATCGGTATTTACTACTACTAGCCAGGACTATGCAACACAGACTGGGCTACCTAGTAGCACAAAAGATGTAGTAATTCTTGGTGCTGCTTATAGATTATTGCAATATTTAGACCCAGCCCGTGCTGCTCAATACAGCCCACAGGCTGATGAGATTGATGCCAAGCGCCCATTTGGCGCAAGTAATACAGCAGTGCGTC